TCCAGGAGGAAGTCGCGAAACTCCCGCCGGCAATTCCGGGGAAGGACGCCGATCCAGCGCTGGTTGCGGAGCTTGTTGACAAGGCCGTGGCCGCGCTGCCAGTTGCCAGGGATGGAGAGCAGGGACCGGCCGGAGAAAGCGTGACGGTTGAGCAGCTCGCGCCGTTGGTAGCTGAGACGGTCTCCAGGGCGGTCGCTGATGAGCTCGAAAAGATAGCGTCCAATCTACCGGCCGGTAAGGACGGCGCTCCAGGCGAGCCCGGCAGGAGCGTTACGGTCGAAGATTTGATTCCTGTTGTCGACGAGATTGTTGTTCGGCGGGTTGCTGAGCTGCCACCGGCCAAAGACGGCGCCGACGGCAAGGAGGGCGTACCGGGCCGAGACGGCAGGGATGGTCTCCCAGGTGTACAGGGCGAGAAGGGTCTCGACGGCCGCCACGGCGTGGACGGCAAGGACGGCCTTGGCGTCGAAGATTTCGACGTAAAGTCGATCGATGACGGGCGCGCGCTGGAGTTTTCACTGAAGCGGGAAGGCGTGGAACCCGTGGTCAGGAGGGTCGACCTTGCTTCCGTGCTGGACCGTGGCGTCTGGCGCGAGCAGGCTTATTCCAAGGGCGATGGTGTGACGTGGGGCGGTTCTTTCTTCATTGCACAGCGTCAGACGCTGCCCAATGAAAAGCCTGGCGAAGTCCCGGAGGCCTTCCGTCTGGCCGTAAAGCGCGGACGAGACGGCAAGGAAGGTAAGCCGGGCCCGCAAGGCGAAAAGGGACTCAAGGGCGATCCTGGAACGCCAGGCAGGAATTACTGATGGGACTCAAACTAGTCACCGCTCCAACCGAGCTGCCCATCACGCTGGACCAGGCAAAGCAGCAATGCCGCGCTACAGAATTCACCGATGATGACGATCTTATCGGCCTTTTCATCGATGCTGCGGTTGATTTTGCCGATGGTCCATCAGGATTTCTTGGGCGGGCTCTGATTGATCAGACGTGGGATTACTATCTTGATGCGTTCCCCGCCTCTGATGGCTCGATGGAAATTCCTCTTCCGCCGCTAATCGAAGTTGTCGGGATTTTCTATCAGGATAGCTCCGGAAACGAACAAGAGTGGACGTCGACGAACTATGTTGTCGACTCTAGCGGAAACCCCGGGAAGATTTCTCTTGCGTCCGGAACTTCATGGCCGACGCCGATCGATCAAAGCGGAGCGGTCCGAATTCGTTTTCGCGCTGGATACCTAGACCAGGGGGTTTCTCCAGCCGTTGCTAACGTTCCCGGCGCAATCAAAGCTGCGCTTCTTATCCATGTCGCAGATCTCTACGCAAATCGGGAAAGCTCGATTGTCGGTCAGACTGTCGAAAAGCTTCCTTGGTCCGCCGAAAATCTTTTAAGGCGGTATAGGTTCTACCTCGGGATGGCTTGATGTGGCCGGATTGGAAAGGCCAAGACGTCGCAATAATCGCGTCGGGGCCGTCGGTAAAGAAGTCGGAAGTCGCGCTCCTTAATGGTCGGATGCGTGTCATAGCGATCAAGAAGAACATCGAGATCGCTCCATTCGCTGATATCGTTTACGGATGCGACGCGCCATGGTGGCGCAGCGTCCGAGGGCTGCCGAACTTCAAGGGATTGAAGCTGGCCTATGATGAGGCTGTCTGTTCAGAGTTTGGACTTCGGCGCGTAGAGATACCGGACAAATATTCTAACGATCTTCTTTTAGGCGCAGTGGGCAAGGTAGGAGCCGCAGGAAATTCAGGATTCCAGGCTCTTAACTTAGCAGTCCAATTCGGAGCGAAGCGAATTCTTCTTGTGGGTTTCGAGGCATCGGTTCGGAGCGGCGACCACTGGTACGGCCGCAACAGCTGGAACGGGGCCAACAATCCTGACGAGCGCATCTGCGAACGTTGGCGCAAGGCGTTCGATAACGCGTCCTCTGTTCTTGATGAACTCTCCATCGACGTAATAAACACTGCACCATTTTCACAAATAAAGCGGTTCAAGAAAATGTCGATCGAGGACGCGATGCGGGTTTGGGGACTGCAGATTGCAGCATAGCATTTATATCGGATGGGATCCTAGGGAGGCTGCTGCATTCGCGGTTGCTAGGCAATCTTGCAGAAAATATCTAACGAAGCCCATTCCCATCAAAGGTCTCGTATTGGACGATCTGAAAGCAAGGGGTCTTTATACAAGACCCATGGAATTTCGTCCGAGCGCTGCTGACAAGCCCATAATGTGGGACGTAATTTCCGATGCTCCTATGAGTACTGAGCATGCATGCGCAAGGTTTCTGTTGAAGGAAGTGGCGCAGACCGGATGGGCCATGTTCTGTGACGGAGATGTTCTGTTTCGTGATAATGCAGCAAGGATCTTCGAGGGGTTGGATAGCTCAAAGGCCGTATATTGTGTGAAGCATGGCCACAAGCAGAAGTCCGGAACTAAAATGGATGGAATGATACAGACCATCTATCCGAAAAAGAACTGGTCGAGCGTGATGATCATGAATCTAGATCATCCATCTAACCAAAATCTCACCGCTGAATATGTCAACACAATTCCTGGTCGAGAATTGCATGCGTTCTGCTGGTTGAAAGAAGATGAGATTGGTGAACTTCCGAGGGAGTGGAATTATCTTGTCGGCGTGTCCGATCATGTCGAACGAGTAAGTCTTGCTCACTTCACGCTCGGTTTACCGGATATGGACGGATATCAGTCCTGCGAGTTTTCCGATGAATGGCGTAGCGAACTTATAAGGTGGGCTATTTGAATGCCGGCTAAGGGTCAAAGAATTCCTCTGTCGAAGCGCTTCGAAGGTAAATATCAGGTCTGCGACGAAACTGGATGCTGGATATGGACCGCCGCTACAGCGGAAGGTCGGTACGGTGTACTGTGGTTTGCGGATGGAAAGAGCAAGTATGCTCACCGAGTTTCTTATGAATTCCACATAGGGCAAATACCAAGTGGGATGGTTGTTTGTCATAGGTGCGACAACGGACTTTGCGTAAACCCGGAGCATCTGTTCGCGGGTACCACAAAAGACAATCATGACGATATGCACAGTAAGGGCCGCGGGCAAAAATTCGGCGGTGAGAAGAATCCAAGCTCAAAGCTGAATTCAAAGCAGGTTGAGGAAATAAGAAAGTTAAGGGGCTCTAAGCTATCTCAGGAGGAGATTGGAAAGAAGTTTTCAGTGAGCAGAGGAACGATCAAGAGCATCTGGTCAGGGCGCACTTGGGCTGCAGGAACCAATGCTAAATTCGGGATGGTTAGCGACATGAACGCTGCGAACGCAGCTCTTAGTTTTGGCGCCTAGGTGGGCTTCGATGGGACTCGGTGATCAGTTGATGGCGACGGGTATGGCCCGCGGCGCCAATGCGAGAGGCCGGCGTGTAGCATTCGGAGACGGAAAGCGCATCATCTGGGATCATAACAGCGCTACAATATTCAACGGCAACCCAAACATTGCATTGCCTGGCTCTGAAGGTGCTCCGGATCTAGAATGGATACATTACTATAAGGGCAGGCGGATCTATAACCTGCAGGTAAAGGACAAATGGATTTGGAATACCAAGTTCAAACCGATACCTGGTGAAATATTCTTTACTCCACTAGAGCAACAAAACGCATCTCGGTTTGGCAGCGGCTTCATACTAATCGAGCCCAACATCGAGAGTTGGAAATCAGTCGCCCCGAATAAGGATTGGGGGAGGGCTAAGTATCAGGCCCTAGCCGATCGTTTCTTAGAGGAAGGCTACCGGGTTGCGCAGTTCGTCTATCCGAAAAGCACTAATCCGCTTGATCGGGTTGAGAGGTTACGAACGCTTTCGTTTCGTGATGCAGTCGCAGTTCTTGGCAAGTCGTCGCTTTATATCGGACCGGAGGGAGGTCTTCACCACGGTGCTGCAGCAATGCAGCGTCAAGCGGTGGTTCTGTTCGGCGGGTTCATACCGCCTAAATGTACGGGATACGAAGGTCACGCAAATCTAACCGGCGGTGCGACTGCTTGCGGTTCATTGAAGGCGTGCCAACATTGTCGGGACGCAATGGCGGCCATCTCGGTTGACGAAGTCTACAAAGCAGCAAAGGCGCGTCTATAAATGGTCGATTGGGCTACACCGCCGGGAGCGAACTATAAGGTTCAGCGACGGGTCGCGGGATATCACGATGTCAGGATGGACGGCATCAGCGATCTAGTTCTTAGGGCCAGAGGCAAAAGCGTTTTTGACATCGGATGCAATCGCGGGATGGTAGGCTTTGAGTTCGCCACCAACGGCGCATCAGTTGTCCATGGATGCGATATTTACGAGATGGGGATAACATGCGCTCGCGAGACGTTCGCAGACCTGAGATCGGTAGAGAGCCGGTTTGAAGTGATAGACCTTACCAAAGGGCCGGGTGCTCTACAGGTATTCGGAGGAATTAAGTACGACATTACGCTCTGCCTTGCGACATATCACAAGCTTAAGCGCGTTATGTCTCCGGAAGACCTATCAAATCTCATGCGTCACTTTGGGCAGTCGACAAAGGGTTATTTCGGATGGCGAGCAACATCATTCGAACACGCCGAGAACGACAAAGAGATTGCAAATCTTGATCAGGACCTGGGCGAGGTTGGACTTACCAGAATACACACGTCGTACATCTCGGCGGAATTAGGCGTTGCAGCGATCTGGAGCCGATCAACTTGAAAAAGTATGAAAATGCGCATTTGCAGCACGTTGGGGAAATGGAGCGGTTTATATCGCTTCTACAGCGCGAGGGGGTGACGTCTTTCCTTGAGGTCGGATCAAAGTTCGGGGGCAACCTGTGGCGTGTCGCCAGGGCCCTTCCGAAAGGCTCTCGCATCGTGTCCATTGATCTGCCGTGGGGAGATACATCGTTTAAGGAATCAC